TCATCCGCTGCAATTTCAGCTGTATCAAGAGAGGTTTGTATATCACTTCTAAGTATTTGTTGAGCAGTATCGAATCCTAAACTCACCTTTACTTTTGATCGCGCTGTTTTTAATTTTTCTGCTTTTTGTTTAAAGGATGGTGAAGTGATGACATCTTCAATTTTTATTTTTTTTGTTCTTACTTTTTGATTCAAAGGAACTGGTTGTCCAGTGAATTGGCCTGGTTTTGTTGGATTTCTTTCATCAATATCAGCCATTATTTCCAACAAAGTTTTTCTTGGTCTTCCTCTTCTCCCCTTCGTAAATGGAGTTGTAACAGGCTTATCAATATTAATATTCAATCCCAATTTTTTAGCTGCAGCTTGTAAGAGTTCTTCATCCGTTAGTTGTTTTTTACTTCTTCGTGCATCTTGTCCTGCCTCTTGTAAAAGATCCCTCATCCCAGCCTCTGACATCATCCTTCTCGTCATGAATGCCCTTACAATAGCTGCTGAACCTGCAGCTGCTATGATGCCAAGCACCACGTTTGTTATTGCTCCATTAAAATTAGTAAACACATCATTTATATAACTCTCACCTAACTGATCCTTATCTAAACCTTTTAATTTTTTTGATTCATCATTGAATAAAGATATAAAACTACCTATCGCTGTAAACGCACCACCAACCACGAAAGTAAAAATTTTAGCTATCTTACCTATGAATTTACCAATTGATAATATCGTTGGTAGAAATTTCATAGCAATTCCACCAATAACCGCTAAGGCTCCACCGATTAAAAATCCAATCAGACCTCCACCTTTTTTTGGTTTAGGATCTGGATCTCTTCTATCATCATCGTCATCACGATCATCATCCATCTCAAGATTATCCTCTCTACTTTTTCTTCTTAATCTTTCTAATGATTGTCTTTCTATACCATCTCTTACTTTTGATAGAACGAGTCTACTTTTCAGTAAACCATCAATTTTTATTACATCTTCTCTTATGAGACCAATATTTATCACAGACTTTCTGGATAAAGTTGTCGATCCACCAGATCTATTTGACAGTAGTTTATTTGTATCGATCATATTATGTCATCAACATTCCTAAAGTATCACATTTATTTGAGTCGGAAGAGTTCAAAGAGCATGATGGCAGTTCATTTCTGAGTGTTGTTGATTTATCATTAGCTGTAGAACTAGGAAGACTTGAAAAATCAAGTGTTGATCCCCCATCATTTGAATCTTCTATTGGTGGTGTAATGGTAGGAATGTTATTAGTGCCTTTGATTCGTTTTGCATCCACTGATTCATTTATGGATTGTGATACAGCATTGAGGAAAAATTCATCAGTGCCGGGAATAACTTTGTTTATCTGAGCACCCATAGTGGTGCCTCTGTTCGTGAAAAATTGTGTTGCGAGTTTTCCTGTATCTCCTGATATTGTGCTTTCAGCAAACTTACCTACATCTGGCATATAACCACTCATTCCACCATAACTTTCAGTCATAAAATTTTTATATCTCTCAAACCCTGACATGTCTGCTTTATATGTCGTTTTACCTTCTTTATCTGTTGTCGTCTGCGTATAGATTTGGTTTACAGGATTATTAAAAAATGCTTCAATCGATCTATGCAAATTTAATTTATCATCTCCGGACATTCCTGACATTAAATTTGCCAGTTCGTCAAATCTTCCATCATTTATCATCTGAACTGCTGTAGCAGCTCCGGGTTGTTGCATCGCTTTTTTATTAACAACAAATTCACCACCCTCTGCCTCAATCGGTATGCCACCATCTTTATGACTAGGCCCCTCTAATAGACCACCCGGTTGTAAGAATAGTCGTGTGGGTTTGAATGCAGATCCTGCAGACTTCATAAATTTAGTATTCCCAAGTGATTTTATCGCTGATCCAACCCCCAATTTTTTTAACAACGCACCACCCGGTATCACACCAGCCAATATTCCACCTGCGATGTTTAATAATCCTGTGAGACCAATCATTTTTCCAAGAAGGAATATGATACCTACTGCTGCAGCAGTTATTCCACCGAGTATAAGTGGAAAGAAATTTTCTATGAATCCACTTATAAAATTAACTATGCCAATGTTCCTTGGATTACTTAAAAATTTAAGTATACCAATTATAAACTTACCCGCGATTAGGTTTACAAAAAACATTATGAATTGAAGGAAACCATTCCTTACTGGAGCAACAACTCTTTCAACTTGTTTTTTAAAAAAATCTACAACTGGTTTATCCTTCTCTGTTGATGTTTCTCTTTTTCTTCTTTTTTCATTTTCTAGTTGTTGCTGTGTTTCAAGAAACTTTTCATACTCAAACTTCTCCTGTGCTTCAAGAGTTTGAACTATTGAAGACATTGTATTTTTAATATCCAAAATACTTTTTTCAATACCAGCAGTATTAGCTCTTCTTGATTTTAAAATTCTTGCAATGATACTTATCTTTTTTGAATTATTACTAACTCTTCTTTCTATCTCAATATCCTTTCCTAAAAAACTTGATGCAGAAACTCTCCTCGTAGTCTCTCTAGGAGTTCCACCAAGTCTAGACATATTATTGAGAAAATTCTCAAATGCTGGATTCATCTCATCCATTAGCTTTTCTTTGCTGTTCTTTTAGTCTTTCCTCTTCGAGGTGTGCTTGTAACAACCCAACGTAGATGTCTCGTTCCCAAGGCATCATGTTCTCAATCTCAGTCAAACTGTATTTATGGTACTGCATCATGGCAAAGTTTAATCTGAAGTAGTTCTCCAGATTCATATGAGCCATGGCTAAGCGAAAAAAGACGCTAAACCCTCAAGTAATACATTACTTTCCACCTTTGTTGTTGGATTATAGACCTTCACAGAGTGAGATAATTTTGGCATTGTCTGAAAGAATTTTTCAATTTCTTTAAATTGACTTGAGTTCATAGAATCTAAAAATTCAGTGATCTCTTTCTTTGAGCAATCTGCAGCAACCCATACCTCTTCATCATTAAATATTTTACTTATACAAGATCCAACTAAATCAAAAGATTGTTCCATTGGACTTTGTGTTTTATCATTTGGATCAAAATTATTCTTGATAAATTCATTGAGAGAGGGATACTTCATCTCCATCATTAAATTATCATCAAGTTTTATTTTATTAGAATGACCCTCTGGTTTTTGAACCTTTATGTCATCTAAATTAATGTTAACTGTAACCTCAGTTGTTTCATCATCAGGACAGACGAGTTTTACTTCAATGTCTTCACCAACAGATTTACCACGAATGTTCAAAAATAAAAATTCAATATCAAATGTGGGAAGAGATTCAACTTTTACACCTTTTGTTAGAACACATGCACGAATAACAGCCTTGATAGCGTTTGTAATTTGTTTTGTGTCTTCACTTTCTAGTGCGATAACAAGTAATTTTTCTTCTTTAACAAGAAAAGGTCTATATGATATTGTCTTTCCTGTTGAAGGTAATTCAAGTTCATAACTCGGAGTTGCAATTTTTGGTAATGGCATAATGTTATACTTCAGTAAGTTTATTTATAGAGGAAATTCAACTATCTATTAGCGTTGAATTGACCACTAAATCTTGATGTTAAGTCGTCAGTGGGTAAGGCCCCAGCACGTAACGCTGGATTAGATGGCACCTCTAGACCGTTATTAAATTCTGGCCCTCTTCTTCCACCTCTCGATCCTAAAGCATTTAAGAATCTTGGAATTATTCCCACTGGTCTCTGTTCAATAAAGTATCTTGAATAAGCCATGTTTACTGTGCACTTCAATACCTGTGATGCATCATAAGAAACTGGCATTGAATTTATTGATAGAGGGAAACAATTTACAAATTTATATGTAAGTACTTTTGATTGCCTTCTTGAATCAAGATTTTTTTCAAACTTTGTTATTTCTAAATTACCACGATAATCTCTTGGAAACTTAACACGATAATTAAAATCCTCATTCTTTACTCTGTTTGACCCTGATGAAGTCATGTTTGAAATGTAATTCATCCATGCTTCAAAAAATCTTATCGGCAAATATTGGTCAGCATCACAATAGAAAGTTAAAGCGATAGAATCGTCATACTGTCTTCGATACACATGTCTCTCTCTAACTCCGGGAATATTATTATTCAACTCTGCAGTCATAAATCTAGATCCGGGCAAAACCGTATCAGAACATAGAATATTTAATCTACCTTGATCTAAGTTAAGTCCTAACTCTCGTCGATACTGATTGAAACCTCCTTCCAAGAAAGAAATACTTACCTGAAAATGAGAGGTCGTTGCTGGATTAAGGAGTTGAGCCTTAACCATTGATATCGACTTTCGCTGTGGTGGGATGATAGCCATATATAAATATAGATTGACCTTGTATATTATGTAGGCAAGTTATGGGCGAGAGTATTAAGAGTAAGTATACTCCAATATATCCAAGTAAGTATCAAGGAAACACAAAGCATATTATATGTCGTAGTAGTTGGGAAAGAAAGTTTTGTCAATGGTGTGACATGAATAATAGTATTATATCATGGGCATCGGAAGAGTTCAGCATACCCTATGTTTCTCCAAAAGATAATAGAGTTCACAAATACTATCCAGACTATTTGATAAAGGTGAAAGAAAAGGATGATAAGATAAAAACTTACGTGGTAGAGGTTAAACCATATAAACAAACAAGACCACCCAAAACACCAAAGAGAAAAACAAAATCATATCTGACTGAATGTGTCACTTATGCAGTAAATCAGGCAAAGTGGAAAGCAGCAAAAGAATTTTGTGAAGATCATCGTATTGAATTTAAAGTTGTCACAGAAAAAGAACTTGGAATCAGATGAGTAGACTCGAAGGAAATAACATAAACAACCCAACAAATGATCAGGAAGATATGATGCTAGAAATCATGTCTCTTTTAAATGATACCGTAACACCAGTTCCTGATGTTGGAAATTTTTATACCTTTGTATACAATCCTAAGACTCCAAACATTACCTATGATCAACATCCACTTATAGCCTGCACCGATATATTTGGATGGGGTTTTCGTGGTCTCAATTTTCATTGGCAAAAGTATCGTAACTACACATGGAATGAACTTGCTGGTCAATTATACGTGGTGCAACCAAATGAACTTGATGATCTTCTTGCAATTCCTTATGCCAAGTTCCTAAATAACTAAAAAGGTCGATAATGACAATAACAAATCAAACAAATCCAGTCGGATCAAACTATGAATCGAAAAGGAGTCCAGTTTTTATTTCGCAAAAAGATGGTGGTTTATTTGGAAAAAGTAAGAAAATTTTTACTTCAACAAGACTTACTAAAATTGAAAATAATCCATCAAAATATAGAAAAGAAGTATTTCAACATAGTAGTGCAAGCGGAGGTAACTCAATTCAAATTGGCACCGTAGTGGATGGAAAACTTGAATTGAATTCTGCTGTAGAATATGGTGAAGCTTTAAGTGAGGACTCTTTTAGACTTCAAGTGGAGGCACAGATAAAAAATCAAACAAGAGATGCAGAGAAACAAATAAAAAATAAGATTAATACAGATACTCAAGCTATCAATAAAAATCAAGGGAAGGTAGTTGATGATGATTCAACAGACTCCACTAAAACAAAAGCTGCACCAAACAAAGGTATTGCAAGAAAAAATTATGGAACGATGTTCTACCCATCATTCATACAAAAAAGCGATCAAGATAAACTAAAGATAACAATTCTTGAGTTCTCATCAAGGTTTGAGGGTGGTAAAAAAACTGGAAATTTTAAGGCAAATTATATTTCATCAACAAAAAAGAATTCCTCTGGTAGTGGTAGTAAGTTTAAGAGAGAAAGAGGAAGTGGAGCAAAGAAAAATAGTAAAAAGGGTATAAATATTGCTCAGAGTGATGGAAGTGCATTCTCTTTAGATAATAATAAAAGAATAGAAGTTAATAAAAGAACACTTGGACACATCATTTTACCAATTCCTGATGGTGTTACTGATCAAAACAAAGTTGACTTTGGTTCTGGCACTCTTAACCCTTTGCAAGTTGCTGGTTCAGAATTTGCTTTGAACTTTTTATTAAAAGGTATTGGAGAAGCAGGAAAAACAGCAGCAGATGTATTTAAACAAACAGCAACTGATAAAAATATACAAACAGCACTTGCTACTTTACTCACCTCAACAGGTCTTGGAGTTGAGAATGATCAACTCTTAGCGAGGACAAAGGGAAACATTGTAAATAACAACTTAGAATTATTATTTAAAGGCCCTACTCTTCGACCATTTCAATTCAGTTTTAATTTAAGTCCAAGAGATGTTGGAGAAGCAAGACAAGTGCAAAAATTAATAAGAGCACTCAAACAATCTAGTTCTGTTCAAAGAACACCCGGTGGACTTTTTCTTGCAACACCAAATACATATAAATTAGAATTTAAAAATGGAAGAACAAACAGAACTCATGAATTTCTACCAAGAATAAAAGAGTGTGCACTCTTAAATGTAAGTGTAAATTACATGCCAGAAAATATGTACATGACATACAACGACTCATCAATGGTTGCATATAAAGTTGATTTAGCTTTCCAAGAATTAGAACCAATATTTAATGATGATTATGAGGACAATGATGCTGAACAAACTGGAACAATACCAGTAACAGTAAATAATGATAGTAGAACTACAGGAGGCAACATAGGTTTCTAAAATGGCTGATCCTTATTTCCGTTACTTACCAGAATTTGAATACGTCAATCGTACAAAAGAGGGACGAAGCGAAGGCGATTATTCAATTGTAAAAAATTTATTTAAGAGAGCAAAACTCAGAGAGGACATTTATCAAGAGATAACCTTTTTTACAAAATTCATTGTACAAGGTGATGATCGCCCTGATAATGTGGCATTTGAAATTTATGGTGATCCTAATTTAGATTGGGTCGTATTGTTATCAAACAACATCGTTAACGTTCAAAGTGAATGGCCATTGTCACAGGCAGACTTCTTTGCTTATGTGACTAACAAGTATGATGAAGAGACATTGTATTCTGGCATTCATCACTACGAATCAAGAGAAGTGAAAACAACTGACGGTTCTATAATAATTCCACGAGGTGAAAGAGTAGGTGTGGGTCAAAGTGTATCATACTATGATGATGCTTTGGGTCAACATGTAAGAGCAACAGACATTGCGATTCCAATAACAAATTTTGATCATGAAGAAAAATTAAACAACGATAAAAGAAATATATTTGTTCTCAAAGCTGCCTACCTTAATATTATATTTGATGATCTAGAGGGAATCATGGAATACAAAAAAGGTTCCACCCAGTTTGTGGATGAAACCTTAGTACAAGGAGATAATATCAGACTATTTGATTAACTATCTGCTAACTTTTGAAAGTAGGATAGTGCATCATCTTCATCAGAATCAACAG